TTCATGTTCTGCTGCAATAGCATTGATTATAGTTTCATGCAAGCCTGGTTTTCTCTCTATTAATGTTATGTATTTAAGCTTGTTACGCTTCATATCATTATGGAGAGGCCTACCTCTATCCTTCCTAGGGTAAGCAATTGCAAATTGATTCCAGCAATCTTCACATCCTCGTACTGTAAACAAATCCAACGCTTTTTGACGGAGTATAAGTGACTCGTCGGGCATTATCTTAATAAAGCCTCGTGTCTGTAGTTTTTCTCTGTCAACGGGTAAAATTTCTAAGTACTTTTGAGTTTGCTTTTCTCCTCCGCTTTTAAGGAAAAGATATACAAATTCACTTGGGGTGAGGTGATTGCCTTTCAACTTGGTTAAGTTCAAAGATACTTTCATCGCAATTTAAATATTTATCGAGTTCCTCTTCAGTTAAACTTACCAAAGATTCATCTGGTAAGCATTTTAATCCATCTTCGCATTCAATACATTCACTAATCATAACATTTTAAATTACCATCACTGTCTCTACGATATGCTAAAAGGAGATTTAAAGATACGTCATTTTCTTGTATTGTACAATCAAACTCTATCTTTATAATGTCTGCTATACCCTTGGGTGTCAACATCATAATGTCTTCATAATAGAATTTTAACACTTGTATTAAATGCCAAATTTCATTAAAATTTAAATCTTTTCCTTTGTAGGGACTGTTTTTCATATTATACTATTTCAATATATCCTTCCATTTCAGCCATTTGTTTATTAAAATGTGCTTTATACTCATTTAGGATATAATCCTCTGTAAATGTATGTAATTTAGTGTAATTCTCCAAAGCATTTGATGGATGTGAAGTTTTAAGAGCTTCAGTACACGCATTGTAAGCAGACCATAGGTTTCTAGACTTAAATACTTGAGACTCGAACCACTCTTTAGTAGCTGTCTTAAGTTGTGCGCCATTCAAAACGTTCTGATTTACGAACAATTGACCAAAGTAATCACCTACTTGCTCATTACTAAGTTGTATGTCGTGCATATAACTAGCATCTTCTTGTGCTTTACCGTGTAATTTATCAGTTTGTGTAAACAATTCTGCAATTAATGCATCCATGTCTTCCTCAATATTCTGAGTGTGTTTACGTAGTTTTACAATATCACCTACAAACATTAAGTTAGAGCACACTGTAATTTGTGAGCCTGCACATAAGCCTATTGGTAATGTTTTATCGTATGAGTTACGAAATCCTACTGAGATGTCAGAACCTTTAGTATCGCTTGGAAATACCATAGAGCCAAACAATTGTTGTCCTCTTTGATTTGTTTCTAACGTTGTTTTAATAGGTTGTCTACCGTAGTGAAGCATTCCTGCTTTCTTTACTCTTGTTACTAACTCTTGGTGACTCACTGGTATGTAAGTCTCAGTACGCTCAGGTACTGCTATCATGCTGAGATCAGCGAAGTCTACTAATTTTGCCATTACTTCCGTCGTTTTTAGGGTATCTATAAGTTTTCATAACACTCGGTGTGTTATATGTTTTAGGGTATCCAAACCCAAATATTAATTCAAAACTGCTTTTAGTTACAAAGCCTGGTTTATTATTAGCTGCTACTTGTTTAGCATGCCTCTCTCTCCAGTATTCAGTTTCTCTTCCTTTAGAAACAAATGGTTTTTTATCAATAGGAATGTAGTCGTGGTATCCTTTTTTCAAAATATGTATCTGATTTTATTCCAAGGTATTGTTTTTTCGTGCACTGCTTTAAATGCATCTATGTATAGAGGCTTTAAATGTCGAGCATACCTTATATTGGTTCCACCATACTGCGAGACTTTCTCTTCTTGTATAGCTGGGTTCCAGAGATCTAACTCTGTTTCAGGGTGTTTCTTTAAGTTTTCTTCATGTTTCTTTTCATTGTGAGTTAAAAATATTACTTCTGCATGTACTTGATCTTTATAATCAACATAATCATTCATCATATCAAACAAGTACCTATAATCTTCTAGCCAATTATCTTCTACAATAACAGGACTAAAGTTCACATGGACATCATATCCTGCATCTATGAATGCATTAATAGCTTTAATTCTATCAATGATTTTAGATGTATTAGGCTCATGAATGTCAGACATATGCTGTGGCATCAAACTAAATCTAATACGTATTTTACCTTCAGGATCAAAGTTAATTAGATTAGGGTTAACATACTTAGTAGCAAATGCACCCATCGCAACAGGGTGAGTTCTAAAGAATTCAAAGATTCTTTCCCAATCATGATGTTTAGCATGCAGTGCAAAATCCTCATTACAACTAATGTCGTAGGTAGTATAGTCTGCGTGCGTTTGATTAGGTTTCTCTACAGGTGTAAAGTATGCGTGGTTATTTATTGCTGTAAGTATATCGCCTGTGTTTGTAGCTATTGATAGGCCATCAGGTTTGTGTCGTTTCATGTAACAATATGAGCAATTGTATAAACAACCGTAGCCAAATGAGGGGGATATAAAATCTGTGCTACGACCTGATGGCCTTATCAACATTGATTTACGCGTTACTTTCTGTAGTATCACGCAATTGTTTTTTAATCTTTAGTACTTGTTCCGCTGTTGTGTTTAGAAAGTCTGCTATTAGTTTTAGCTGATTTTCCATGTTTTCGTGCACCTTGTTGTGCTTTTCCAGTACTTCTACTATTTTGTTTACTTTTTCTTCTTGTGTCATTGCCATGAGCTTTGTCTTTTTTTAATTTATAGTATGTTGCATTTATATGCACATCTTTCACTTCTTTTGCTGCAATCATCATCCATACTACGTACAGACCTATTAAGGCTACTACACCTAATGCTATAATTTTAATCATAATTTAGTTTTTAGTTAATAATTTGGTTGTCTCCATTCGTTTTTAGGTAATCTCTTAAACTTTGTAGTTATTCCAAAGTAAGTTACATCGCATTGAGCAACCTCTTGCCAAAACTTAGATTTAGTCATGTCCCACCACTGATTGTGTAACCTGTCTTTAGAAGGTATAGAAAATAGTTTCTTTTCAGCTTCTCTGATTTCTTTCCAATCTGCTTCTACTTGTAAACGTTTCTTTTCTTTTGCTCCGTACCTATCTCTTTCATAAGTATACACTTTTGTTTGGTCTTCAGATGTAAATCCAAATTGTAATTCAAACATAGTTTTAGCTTCCATCTTGTTTTAGTTTTAATATAAAATAGGCGCCATGTAGTTTGGCAGTATCGCCTGGAATCACGGTCTTAAAAGAGTGTACTCAATTCTCTTACCTAATTTACACAGCCTGTAGTCTTATTGGTATTGTTGAGACATTACCACTAGCTATGTTTAAACTGTTATTTCTTCTATATTATTTACCCAGTTTACATCTTGACCTTCTTGACGTTTGTTAAGCCAAGACACTTCTTGTGTGTCAGGTGCATAAAGGTTAATAATAATTGCTGTTTTACCTGGTACATATCTTATAATACGCCCAGTACGTTGTATATTGTCTAGTTTTTTAGAGCTACCTGCAGCTACAATACCTAATGAGCAATCTGGCACATCAAAACCTGCGTTTAAAGCTTTTACTGAGCTTATTACACGTTGCTTTGTTCTACCATCTTTAAATTTCTTAAGTATTAGTGCTTGCTCTTTCTTAGTACGTTTACTATGAAAACTTAAACATATATCTCCAAGCTCTTCCTGCACATCATCTGCAAATTTAGTTGATGCACTAAATAGTAATGCCTTACGGTCATTAAATCTATTTAGTAATTCTTTAATTACAGGTATTTTAGCTTGTGAGTTTTTACATATATCACCTCTTTTACGCATAGAACTATAATATATAGCAGCCATTGCACGTTTATGTGGGTCTGCATCTTTATCATTTAAATAACGCCTAGCATTATTAAATGATTGAGATCCACCAAAACCTATTTGACTTGCAGCATATCTAAACTGATTATTAGCTTTCTTATACTCTGCCTCTTCATTGCTTAACATAGGTACAGCAAGATTATACACAAGGTAATCGCTCACCCATCCATTTGTATGACATTCCTCAATAGGAACTTCATCAATAACAGGTGCATATTCTAGCAATACTTCGTGCATACCATCTGTACGCTCTATTGTAGCGGTGAGGCCAAATATAAACTCATACTTAACTGTGTTAAATACTTTAATAAACTGTTCAGCACCGTAAGCATGTAACTCATCACAAATTAATAGATCACATTCATACTTATTCTTGTACGCTGTGTTGATTACTATTACTTCGCAGTTCTTTACAACTCTGTGTTTAGTTAGTTCTTTGTTCCACTGATTCTTAAGGTTAATAGTTGGCACAACTACTAGCACTTTAGCCTTTGGTCTAGACTTAAGCAATCGTAGTATAACCATGATTGCTGTGTAAGTCTTACCAAAGCCTGTAGCTGCTAGTAATGTACCTCTACCTTTGTTATCAGCAAACTTTTGAACTATCTCTATTTGCCTAGAGGTTCTGCTGGAAGTTGTCATACTGCTGTTGAGTTATTTTAAGTACTTTAAGCATTCTATCAGGATGCTTGTCATTAATTGCTGTATGAGGATGATTAGGTAAATAAGGTTGTAATCTACTTGGTACTCGATCTCCATTATGATTTACAAATGTGTAATCACATAACATACATGATGATGTAAATCTTCTTATTTTAGCTACCTCTAATCCTCTCCATCCTTGTATTACAACATGATCACCTGGATTTAACTCATTTCCTGCTCTGTCTTTTACTTTTTCCATACTGTTGATATTTCTGTTTCTGCTTTTAGTAGCCCTGATGGTATAATATCTAGTGTTGATTGTTCCATAAGCTCTTGAAGTTTAGTGCACCACTCGTCTTTATAACTTTCGTGCACTATAGTGTCAATTTGATCATGAACTGTCATCACTAGTTTAACGGGTAATTTGTTATCATGGATATAATTACGTACAATAACTAGAGCAGATTTACACATGTCAGCACCACTACCTTGAATTGGTGTGTTCTTGCTTGCACGCTCTATCTTACCTAGCATAGCTTTGTCTGTATTTATACCCTGCCACTCTTCAAACCATCTGATACGTCTGTACGGTGCATATGTTCTAATATACCCGTTCCACTTACCATAATTACCAAGAGACTCTAGAAAGTTTTTAATTGCAGGAAATGCTGTAAAGTATTTCTGAATTAATCTCTCTGCTTCTTTGATATTGATAAGCAATGTGTCAGCTAGTTTGTGTGGCCCCATACCATAGGCTAAACCGAAGTTTATACTTTTTACGTTTGTACGCAGTCTTTTATGTTCTTTGCAATTACATTTAAGTTGAGCACGTTCTGTACCTCCACCTAAATTAGCATAAGCATAGTAAGAACAGCCTACATCAGCTGCATCTTTCCATTCTTGACCATAAACTAAATCTGCGCATACACTATGAAGGTCTTTGCCTTCTTGTAGTGCTTTAATCCACACGGGATCTTTACTCCCTGTGGCTATAATACACAACTCTTGCGAGCTGTAGTCACCTGATACAAACACCCAACCAGGTAATCCGCTTATAAAGCAGTTACGATAGTCGTTATCTGCAGGTATTTGTTGCATGTTAGGCTTACCTGATGCAACTCTACCTGTGTTTAGTATTTGTTTAAAGCTAGTACGAATTCTACCATCATCATCTACATTGTCTAGGAACTTAGTTCCATAACTTGTAGATAGTTTACCTTGTTCTTTTTATTTGATAGATATGTGGACAAAAGGATCTTTACTGTAAACGTGTAAGTTCTTACCGTTTACATCTTCTACCTTAAGTCCATATGTTTTAAATACATCTAATACTTGCTTTGGTGAGCTCCATTTAACATTCACTTTTCTTATTTCCTCTCTACTTATAAATAAGTCTCCCTGAATATAAGAACTTACAAACTTATTAAGTGCTGCGTTAGATTCTACGTATGCATCTAGTGCAAGCTCCATAGATTTAACTTTACGCGTGGCTTTGTTTGTTAGTTTGTTCCAACCTTCCACGTCTAATGAAATACCATTGTACTCAATATCTGCGTACGCTAGTGCTGCATTATTCTCTAGTTGAACTGTTGGTAACACTTCAAGACTTTGAGCCTTAGTAAGCTGTTTCTCATATAGTTGCACAAGATGTTCTACATCTTTAGCACCGTATACTATCTCTGATTCTGTGAATTCATCACTACCTTTTAGTAGGAAATTAAGACGAACACTTTTGTCCATCTCAATCTCTAGTTCTCTACTAAGCACAGCGTTTAAACTGTGTCTCATATCCTTACCACAATGTATAACTTGTGAGGTTAGCATAGTATCCCACACATTATTAAGTCTGATGTTATGTTTCATAAGAAACTTATAGTCAAACTTAACATTGTGTAGTATTTTTAATATACTATTATCTTCCAATATTAATCTTAGTGGTTTTATGTCAACGTATCTTGTGTCTATTACAAACTGACGATCTTTATCACCTATTTGTAACATAATCATGTTACTTGACGTATGAGATAAGCCTGTAGTTTCTGTATCTACTGCAATAACTTTTTTAGTTTTGCAATACTCTACTACAAGCCAAATGTTGTTAGTGGTTTCACAGCAATCAAGGAGTTTTGGATTTCCTACGAACTGTATCATTTAGTTTCTTGTTTAATTTTCTCAATAGTACTTCTATCTGCCTCGCTGCCCAAAGTTTGTTGCAGGAGCTTTTCGTAATAGTCTGGAACCTTGAAATTATATTCACTTTCTGCTCCAAACTTTTCGATGACCGAAAGAACAATTCTTTTAATATGCGCTTGCCCATAAAATACTTCATTACGATTAATTTTAGCTGTAAGATTAGTGATAAATTCTTCAACAAACAAATGATCTCGAGATTTTAATTGGAACTCCAAGAAGTTTAGAAGCGCAAACTGATCACGCTTCTTCTCTTCTGGTAACTCGTTGATTAGCATCATCATACGAATTATAAACTCCTTTCTAGTTTCCGAGCTCATGTACTATAGCTTTAGATTTTCTAGGTCTACCTGGCTTACGTTTAGGTTTATTTACAATAGTTGTACAGTTATGCACATCTTGTTCTAAATTACTTAAACGTGTTCTAAAATAGAACTCTGCAGATTGTAAGTTAGTTATATTTTGTTCTAACAATTTTGTTTTTTGCATTGATTTTCCTAAGCTAACCATATTAATAATAGTTGCTACTGCGAGGATGAATAAACTTAATAATAAAATGTTCATGAGTTCTCTTGTTTAGATTGATTTACTGTTTGGTTAAAGAATTTATTAATGTTACTTGTTTCTGTATCTGATAATATAACATCACTAAAATGCGATTGGCATTCTATAAACTTGTCAAAGTTTTCAATGTTACCTTCATCATCAGTGTGAGCTTTTAATGATGTAAGCTCATCTATTGAGATATTTACTGTTCTTTTTGTCATAACTTATTTTTTAAGAAAGACAGAGAGATATTACTCTCTCTGTCTATCGTTGCAAACTACCCCATTAATCCATCTGAAGTAGTACTAAAAGGATCTGCATTTACACTTGCAGGCTCTGTACCATCATGTTTGATGTATACATCTTCCTTGTTCATGTCAAATGTAAGATCCACATTTCTATAAATTGGTTTACCTTGATTACATAATGTTTGCTTAGTAGCAGGATTTTGCTTAGGCTTTTGGCTCCAAGTAATCATATCATTCTTGTCTTTGTTAAACTTTTGTACAAAAGTCTCTGTAAGAACAAGTTTGTGTTCAGGTAATCTTTCAGGTAAAATAGAATTACCATTTAAAGGATTTTTAATATCCTTAACTCTTTTTAGACTACTTAGTTCTACTGCACCACTAATCATTTCGCCTGATATAGGGTCAACATTGTGTAAATCTACAGATTGTACTTTACCATCAGCTCCACGAGTTACGTCTGCAAGATTGTAACCTTCTAAGAAGTTAGCATCTACTGCATGATATTTAACTCTTTTTTCTACATTGTTTTGTGAGTATGTACTCATAAACATAGAAAATCCTTCTGGTCCGCTACCTGCTGCCGAAGGCTTTGTGTTTTCTGAACGTAAAACCAGTTGGAATACATTTGGATTTAGTGTTGGTACAATACCACTAATTTTTACTTGTGTTGCATTTGTAACTTCTTGAGTTACTGCTGTTGTTTGAGTTGTTTCAGTCATTTTTTTGTTTTTTTAACTGATTAATAAATAATTGTGTTGTTGTTTATGCTTATGCATAGTAAAGCACGCAGGAATCGAACCTGCAAAAGTATATAAAGGGACTACTATAAGTATTTATTCATTCTTTTAACCATTTGCTTTAAATTGAGCAGTTTTATACACGATACTCAGGTGTTGGAATTAAAATCCTGAAGATAGTGTACGATACTCATCCCAAGATATTTGTACTTGTACTAACTGTGCTGGAGGAAATTCATTATATCCATACCACGTTTCTGGTCTATGGTTGTAGAAACTGCTAGGAACAATATCTCTATTTACCCACTTTTCTAATTGTACTTCAGTTATCCATACTATGATTTTACTTGTTTCTTTATCAAATTCAACTGAATTTGTTTTATTGAAAGATGTTAGTGCCATAATTAGTTATGTATTAAGTTTGTAGTAAGTAAAATATTTGCCTGCCGTGCAACAGGACTACATAATAGCAACTCGTCAGTTACTCAACGTGCTATGTTACGCACTTTCTCAGGCACTATCAGAGGCTATACTTAGCCCCTGATTTCTTTATCATAGCTACAAAATCTATAAAAGCTTTTGCAGTCATGTTAGATGGCAAACTAATTGTCATCTCAATATCTTTAATCTCTACACGCTCTTGACGTGGTTCAATAGTAACATCTACGTTAGTATCAAACTTTGGTGTTTTTCTAATTGGTCTCTTACTATTTGATATTTTAGTACGAGCTTTCGTCCAATGTATATTCTCCACTCTTTCTTTCTTCCATCCACCTGTTTCTAAATCTCTAACATTCTTCATATAAGAAGGCTGTAGAAATTTATTTGGTATATCTTTTAGCTTTTGAGGTATTTTACCTTTTATATGCTCTCTTTTTTCTTGGAATGTCTTTAAGATCTGTTCTTGGATTTTCTCTGGAGTTGTTAGTTTTTTCATAATTTCTAAATGGATTTGTTTTACTTTTTAGTTTAAAGTCTTTAATGAATTGATTTACTGAGTCGATGTTATATCTTAGTTTCTTTTTTAGTTTCTTCATGACATTGTTGGCAAGTGTGCACTTCATCACAAGTACACGTTAGCTCAGGACTTATATTGTATAAGTCCCAAGCAAATTGTGCATCTTCAAAGAACATTAGCTATCTAAATCTATTTTACCTACTTTTCTAGAAGATTTACTTTCTATTTTTACTATGTCTCTATTTCTTAAGCCATAAGGCATAATATCGTGGTAATCTTCTTTTGTAGTAGAGTCTATTGCTCTTTCTACAAATCTTGACTTAGCCTTTTCGATTTTTTGTAACATGTTAGTTACTTCTCTCAATTCTTTGTAGTCTTGATTTTGGTTGTGAAGTACACCTAGTAATGTAGATACATGTTGTCTTAATAGATTGATGATTTCTGATGGATCATCGTTAGAAGTGAAGCTTCTTTGTGTAAACTCTTGGCTTTTAGAGATTTCTTCTACAACATTGTAGATTTCTTGGTTTTTAGTGTTTCGCATAATTTGTTGTTTTTGTGTTTATTTGTTGTTTTTAGTTAGTCTTCTATAAGATCATCAGCTCCATACATGGCTTTATTGTGTCTATCTTCCATGTTTAGAAGTATTTGTTCTTCCCAATCTGTTAGTACTGACCAATCTCTAGTACCATCATCATTGTATATTTTTTCGTCTGTCATTATTTGTTAATTTGTTGTTTTAGCTATATATTATAATGCACTAGGTTAGAACGATAGTGA